CCTGTTTTAAACAGGAAATACTTCGTTGTTGGGCCCCCCCAAGGCCTAATAGCTGAGATGTGTTATGCACACAACCCAATGCATTAGGGTCTTGAAGGAACTTAAGATTGTCGTCTTAATTCCAACTCACGAGACCAAATACTATACCCGCTGGATGTTAATCACAGAACTGAGATCGGGAGTTTGCTAAGCTCCGTCACTAAGCGGAATACGCCCTGATTATAATCAGTAAGTTCTGTGGAATCATACCATTTCCAAGTTGCCGCAGTAAGCATATGAAGCCTCGGGCCTTTTATCCGAGACAGCATATCTAACTTCAGAGCCTCGCTATTACGATACTCGTTAACTTTATAGAGTATCTCATGGCAGAGAAGCTGGAGGAAGACTTGTGACCTTCTCACTTACAGTGGAAAACCTGGCATGACAGCACCGATTGTAGCAGTCCGGAAACATTTCCGGGCTCATGCTCGTTCAGTATTTTCATCACAGGAATTGTTTAAAACATTTTGTTTTATTACATTATAATCCTTGATCCATCTACTGTACTGGTTAACAATAGTTGCATCGCGGTTTAGAATGAGCTCGTGGGTCCTTTTGGTTAATATCTTAGTCGGATCAAAGGTAGATATAGGTGCCTTCTGCTTGTAATCTAATACAATATCTTCGGCGGTTAAAGCTGAAGCATCTTGTAATAGATCAACAGAATTCATTATATCGACCCTTTGATCAAGAATTAACCTCACAAAAGGAATGGCTTTCAAGGCCTCGTGGTGATTATGACCCTTATAATTAATTAATAGGTATTTAAACTTCTTTATAAGATCGTTTATTAACCCATTAGTTTTTATAAGTCCACCGTTTAATTCTCTAGCCTTAATTTCTGCCATAGAAGAAACAAAGAATTCTTTGGCTCTTCTAGTGCTGGAATTAAAGCACCCTAAAGCAGAGGCATTAGTGAGCAATACAAATTGTAAAATTTGTTCGCTTGCACTAGTACCCTCACGTCTTCAGGGCAGGCTAAGGAATATACGGGCTTTTCTAACTAGGCGATCTCGGAAGGCTTCCGATACGTCTGGAAAGAAAATTAGGAATAGGTCATAGATTATCCGGGCTTCCGTCTCAAATTCTCGTATCTGTCACTTAGAGCAGATCTCTTTGTATTCATTGATTAGAGTACTTCAAACAGTACTCTTAGTCATGAAAGCATTGATCTGTGCTCCTGTGACTTCGACAGAATTGACGTATCACCGTTTAGCAAACTCATAAGTATTACTACTTTCATGAGATTTTGCTTCGGAGATAGATACTCCTAGATCGCTAATAATCTCTTTATATTTCTTTGTAACGAGACTATTTGCGATTACGATATCATCTCCGAGAATAGCGTATTGGTCAAAATAGGGAATTCCGACCATTAACGCTGCAATTCTAACAGTGATATGGTGAGAAAGTGTAAACACGGACCAAGAGCTGTATGCTCCCATGGGTTGTCCACAGCTGTAGTTTATAAAGCTGTCGGACCATGGTACATAGAACTCTTTGTTCACAAGCAATCTTGATCAAGCCTCCGAATATTCTTTGCATGTTAGCATTTCAACTACTTTCTGTTGGAATACTAACGGGAATCGGTCTGTTGCTGAAGACAGATCCAAAGAATAAAACGGTCCTTTTCTAAGACGTTTGTTCACACCCTGTTGGTTGAACGTGTAATCCTGATCTATACCTTTCAAGATAGAAAATATTCTATCATGAAGAGGCTTTAGACTAGATTGCGTTCAATAATCAAGGATAGCAATTATCCTTGACTTACGTTCAGGAGCATGAACAATAGAAAGCTTTCTTAATAAAGTGCTGGGTTTATCCATACCTTTATCTTCATTAAGAGTGGCAGTGCTGGGTTTAACCATACTTTTAGCTACCACTTCTACGCTTTCTGGGTCTAACTCGCGGCAATGATTAATCACTTCGATTATCTCGTCACCTGCGACGGTACGTATGTCTTTCAACATACCATCGTCGAGAAGATGAGCATCTCTTATTGATGAAACCATTGCTTGCCCGTTAGGGCCCTTCTTAGTTGTTAAATGGAATTGTCGCCATTTAACGTTGATTTTGCTTGGTATATTCATCATCTGCATCACCATTGGGATATAACTTATATATTCAGAGATTTTATCTTCTTTATATGTAGGTTTATCTGATAGTGATGACAGCGGAGGAATATACTGTGACCCTGGTAGAGCTCTACTAACACTTAGCAATGTTAGCAGTAAACGCTTCTCCCATTTATCTCCGTCAGCCAGTTTATTCATCTCGGTACCTATCCATATTGGTAGGCCCTTTTTGTTTATACCGACTGAAGGATTTATGGAAGAATATAGAGCTTGGCCGCACATGTACCGCGTGATATGCAGTTTAGAGTCTTTTATTCTCTGAATTGTATTATCAACGCCGCGCATAGCGACTTGCTTCTCTACTTTTTCGAACCAGATGTTTATTAACTGGTCATAACAACCGTTGGTAAGGAACGAAGTGCAAATTCACTTTACTATGAATTTACACCTCAAAAACAAAAGTTTTAGTTCTTTATTAATTTTTGTATTGACGGTTATTAAATATATGTAGCGAAAACGTTCAATCTTACAGTAATTCTTACTGTGAGGTTACGAGGCGTCAACACGATCTCACCCATCGGACTCGCGGCTGTGTCCTTTCAGCTTATTAGGCAGGATGGTATCCTTCTTGTAAGTGGACATAAAGCGTTTTCGACGTCATGCTGTCGCTGTCATTTAATTGACAGGTGCGTTGAACTGACGTAGGACTGACTGTCTTATGTCGACGAGTACCTCCCAGGTCTGATAACCTGGGACAATCCCCTTCTTGTAAGTGGAC